GAGTTGGGGATGGGGCTAAGAGACGTACTGGAGGTGCTAGGGAGGTCTGGCCTTCAGGCACCTCGCCGTACGGATTGCATGTGGTGCTACCATCAGCGTCTGGCCGACTGGTATCGCCTGTGGCAGGAGCACCCTGAGATGTACGCTGAGGGTGAGCAGCTAGAGCGGTGGACGGGCCATACATTCCGCTCGCCCTCCCGGGACACATGGCCGGCGGCGCTAGCCGGCCTGCGGCGACGATTCGAGGCTGGGGACAAACCACGGGGAACTGAGGATGAAGATTCGCCAGCAGACCGAGCGAGTGATTGAGGATAACGACGAGCTACTGATCGAGGGTGTGGTCATCCACGGTGTCGAGTACACCGTCCGCCTCTTGCGGACATGGCCGACCAAGCCTGAGAACGAGCGGGGCCTGCGCATTGAGTTCTGGAAAGGCAAGCACAGCACCGACTACTTCGCCGTGTTCTCATGGGCTGTGCACATAGACAAGGCACATGGACATGATGGTGTGTTTGCCCAGGTGACGAGATTCTTGGCGCGGCCTGGGCACGATCACAGCGATGTGCAGGACCTATGCTATCACATCTATGCAGACCACAGGGAAGTGACGTGGGACAAGCGCGTGGTGCATAGCGAGTGGCTGGAACCACTGCTGATCGAGTTCGGTTCGGCGATCAGCGACGAGAGGCGTTGAGACGAGCAACCATGGACGAGGAATGAGATATGAGTTGGGGAGTGGCATTGGTCTGGTTGAGCTGGATCTGCATGGCCCATGGCGCGTGGTTCGTGAATGCCAAACACAAGTGCCCACCGTGTCCACATGAGACAGCCATGCAGCCCTATACGAGACCTGCGCGGGATATCGACAGTCTAATGGCGCGCTACGATGTCTACCTTGATAGCGTAATGACTAGCCAGCCGGAGTCTGAGCAGCGTAGAATCTATGTCATCACGGCCGAGGAACTTGAGCAGTTGCTTCAGATGATCGATGACGAGAGGCGTTGAGAGGATCATAGGATGTGTGAATCGGGCAACACAACGCCGGTGTGGGTCAAAATACCAAGCGACCTATCCTACACCCGCCAGCAGCGTTGGAAGTGGGCAGAGATAGATTCCTGCATCGCGCCGCTGGTCAAGGCCCTTCAGGAGGGAGGTATTGACATGCGCGGCTCATGCTGCGGTCACGGCCGCGTGGAGGGTCATATCGAGCTTCAGGATGGGCGAATCCTCCTGATCCTGTTGCCACATCAGGCCAGGCGGTACATATCGGGTCGAATCGTGAACATCAGGCTGCAATGAGCGACGAAACGCACTGAGACGGAGGACTGATCCATGACAACTGCAGAGGCACGACCCATCGCGGATGCGCTCGGTGTGAGCGTGGACATGGTGCGTACGCTGGCAGAGCAAGGCCACAGGATCGAGATGGACGACGAGACGCAGACCCGCTTGGCGAGGGTGCAGCGGCGGAAGGCGAACGATGCACAGCGGACTGAGCAGTTAAGACAGCAAAGTGTGGAAGGGTGGCTCAGGCTCGAAAGAGCGGTGATCAATGTGCTCCCCTGGCTGGAGAGTTTCTCGTGGTCGGAGGGAACATCGCAGGAAGCCGCCCGGCAAGCGATGATCGACCACCTGCGGGAAGCGAGGAAGTGACGATGCCACCTAAGATGCTGCAAGTCAAGACGTGCCGGGATTGCTGGGCGATCCCAGAGGATTTGCGCAAGGCAATTCATCCGTCGGGATATCCTGCTAACTGCCGGGTGATTGGCCGGGGCGTCAATCTCGATGATCCACCGCCCGACGACTGCCCGCTGGAGGACGCACCGGAGCAGCCCGACGAGAGCACGTCAGACCCGGAGCCAGAGCCAGAATCCGGGCCGCTGCCGACACCGTGGAGTGTGAAGGTCGAGCGGAGTCAGGTCAGCATCCTCGATGCCGACGGTGCGACGGTAATGAAGCTCCTGAAGCTCCAGCGAACGCCTCAGCTTCTCCAGCACATCGTCGCCTGCGTCAATGCATTCGCACCCACGCAGCAGCGGGCCGACAAGCAGGCTGCGGCGGCACGGCTGGAGATTCGAGAGGCGCAGATAGGTCGGGCCGTCAGATCGCTCCACGGGATGATCGACCTCTGGGATTTGGACAGCCCGGATGTCGTCAGGGCCCACTTGCGCTATATCAGATCGGGCCTGCTGGAGGACTGATTCATGCGCCTACACCAGATCGTGCATTTCGCGGCACTGACGCAGCGCATCAACGCGTACGAGCACACGATGCGCGAGGCAATGGGCATGATACAGGGTGTGATCGACGGGATACATGATGACCTATGCTGTACTGTCGATATCAACGAGAGCTTGGACCACAAGATGACGCCGCTCCGCGAAGCTGTGCGGATGTTGGAGACGGCACTGACGGAAGCTGAGCGGGGAAAGGAAGCCGACCATGCAAGGAAGCTGACCATGCTCGGTAAGCTCCTATGCTGGCTGGGGCTACACGATTGGGGCCCGAAGCAGATTATGTACGATGGCTGGCTTTATCGGCGCGAGTGCAAGCGTTGCAGATCATCGGAGAAAGGTCTTGCAGGACATGCGGCAGATGCAGCCGGCCCTACTCGCCGACATCGAGATCTTCGGCCCCGACTGCGACTCGAGGGAGGCCAACATGCCAACCCCTGATCGTGTCCTGCCGCACAGCGCGGAGATCGAACAGCAGGTGCTCGGCGCGATGATGCTGAGCGCGAAGGCCATCAGCCAGGTGACTGCGCTGATCGGGCCGGAGGCGTTCTACCGCGAGCGCCACCGGCACATCTACCATGCGATCCGCCGGCTGTACGATCGCGGGGCACCTGTCGATCTGAGTTCACTGGGCGACGAGCTTGAGCGCCAGGGTCATCAAGACATCGCTGCTGACGCTGGCTATCTCATAGATATTGCCGCGAGCGTGGGAACCTCTGGGCCTGCGATCCATCATGCTCGCCTACTGCTGGAGAAGCAGCATCGCCGGCAGGCGATCGCCATCGCGGGTCGTCTGGCGGCCGACTGCTACGATCCAAGCGGCGAGGCCGACGAGATGCTGGAGGCGGCCGAACTCGCACTGACGAAGATTCGCTCGACCAACGGGCGCGGCACTCTCGTTGACTCGCTCGGTGATATCGTAGCCGCTGACTTCGCGGCGTTCCAGCGGGGCGAGAGCACGCACCGCACCATCCCGACAGGCTTCCCGTGGCCGCACCAGGACGGCGGCCCTACGCTTCTCGACCGGGCTCTTGGCGGCGGGCTCTACACGCAGGAACTGTACGTCATCGGCTCAAGACCTGGTCAGGGCAAGACGTCGATGGGTGTGCAGATGGCCTACACGGCAGCGATGGCCCGCAAGGGTACACGGGTTGGCTATATCAACCTGGAGGGTGGACGCCGGGCACTCTCGGGCGTAGCGATGGCGCAGGTGGCGCGGGTATCACCCCGTGTGTTCATGTCCCCGCGGGACCGGCCGGACGACCAGCACATCGCGACGATGGAGGAGGTAGTCCGCTGGCTCAAGGAGCTACCCATCGCGGTAGACGACATGGTGTATGACCGGCCCGCGACGCTCGGGAAGATTCGGTCGCACGCGAAGATGCTACGGGTGGAACATGGGGTGAACCTGCTAATCCTGGATTATCTGTCGAAGATCGAGTACGACCGCCGGTCGTATCAGGAGGACCTCGGGCGCGTCATCGACGGGCTCGTGGATATCGCTATCGTCCACGACATGGCCGTGCTGCTCTTCCACCACCTGAACCGACGCTACGGCGAGCGGGTCCTTGAGACGGGAGAACCGCTACGGCCCGAGATGGCTGACTTCGGACTCACCGGTTCGCTCGAGCGATACGCGGCGGCGGTGTTTGCGATCTGCAACCCTCACGCGGGCGTGGAGAAGCCGAAGTCGCTGGTGGAGCGCAATCCCGAGAACGGTGTGGCACTGATGGACTGGGGCGATCCGGTGCTGCGCGTCGAACTGCTGAACATGAAGAACAAGTGGGGCCTGGACCGCTGGTCGGTGCCGTACGAGTGGGTCGGGCACCATCGGCTGTACCGCGCGTACCCGAAGCGGCAGATGGACGCAGAGCAAGCCGATCTGCCATTCTGAGAGGAGAGCAACATGAGATGGTATTTCGTGCTATTGATGGGCTGTCTTCTTCTTGCGGGCTGCGGCCTGACCCCGATTGGCGATAGCATGTCACTCGGCCAGGTACGTAGCGCCAAGATGGTCAGCGAAGCAGGATGGGGTAGCCACGATTACACAATCGTCGAGACGGATAGTCTAATAGTTATCATCGGCGGTCTCGTAGCTCTGCAACCGGGGGAACCCGTTGAACTTCAGGAATTCAGGCATCTGGACGTGAAAGGGCTATGGCTAGTATGTCCAGAGGTATCGAGCGCGTACCGGGTCTATTCGGATGTTCCTAGGTTCCGCCCAAGAGGCACGGGACGATGATTCTGCTCTATGTCATTCAGAGCGTGATCCTGCTGGCACTCGCCATCGGCCTCGGTTGGTTGGCGCACTGGTCGGCGAAGGGAGGGAATGATGCTGAACCGCATCGTGTATCTGGCGTGGATCATCCACGCGGGAGTGGCACTCATACTCGCGCTGTGCGGACAACCCATCGCACCTATCGTGGCCGTCACCGCTCTCGGGTGGATCGTGCCACTGTGGATCAGCGATAGGCTCGCACGGCGCCGCAGATGGAGGCAAAACCGATGGTAGCGCACGGAGTGATCAACATCGACGACCTGGAGCGCGCGGTGGCGGCGTACGAGAAGAAAGCCAAGGCCACTGACGCACAGTTCTGTCGCGCCGCTGGCCTGGGCGCGAGCTGGCTCAGCAACATCCGGGCGGCCGCACGTGCGAATGGGCCGCTGATACGCCCGGCGATGCACACTATCCAGGCCGTGCAGCGCGAGCTACAGACGCAGGGCATCGAGCTTCCGACGTACACGCCAGCGCCCGCCCGCCGTGCCGCGACAGGCGGAAGACGTGTCCGCCCCGTGCGCCTGGCAGCGGCACCGTTACACTGGTGGGAGTGGCTACTGCTCATGCCCATCAGGCGGCGACGAACGATCATCATCGGGCCGGAGAAGTCTGCCAAGCCCGTGAGTGACACGAGCGAGGACGCAACACGCGATCAGACCCAGTCACAGGAGGTACATCCATGAGTAGCGAGACACTGGACCGGTACAGCCCAGCAACTCAGCGCGCCGTCGAGCATCTGGCGGATGCGCTCACGCGCGACCACGGCGCGGAGTGGAAGTTCGCGCTGCGGAGTACAGTCAGCAAGGACGGTCGCCAGGAGGTCGCCGACCAACTCACGACCAGCGGGTACATCGAGCCGAACAACCAGCTCGCACTATTCGGCGGCGACGTCACTATCAGCCGTGTCCGTTCGGCCCCGACGGATGAATCAGCAAGCAAAGAGGCACCACCGGCCCAGAATACGCAGAGCGACGACGAGGGCGCCGACGAGCCGGAGATGTATGCGCCGGATGATGTCGAACAACCCCTAGCCGAGGAGGCTCGCGCTCGATGAATACTGCCGAAGAGGTTCTACGACGGATGCGCGATCTCATAGCTTTCGCTCGCGCAAGCGATGGGCTTCCCCCAAGGCGGAAGGCCGCCATCAAACCGCCACCGTACGAGGAGTTCGCGGAAAGCTATATGCGGCCGCGACATCGTCACTTGCTGCGGCGATCATGGCGATGGCTCTGGAGGAGATTCCAGAGATGAACAATACCCCTATCGAGTGGACGGAGATGACGAGCAACGTCATCCAGTGGCGCGACCGCCGCACGGGCCGCGTCGGGGACTGGTTCTGCGTCAAGTGCTCGCCGGGCTGCGATCACTGCTATTCGGAGCGCCTGTCGCTCTCCGGCCGATTCCCACGCGCCCTCGGCGTGCCATTCGAGCGTGAGCACCTGGAGCACGTGGAGCCGATCCTGAACGAGCGTGAGCTTGTCGAGATCGCTCGGCGGAAGGAACCTGCGGAGATATTCGTCCAGGAGATGGGCGACCTCTTCCTGCCGGCGATTTCGGATGCCATGCTGAACCGGGTGTTTACTCTCCTGGAGCACAACCCGCAGCACACCTTCCAGCTCCTTACCAAGCGCGCCGCGCGTATGCGAGGCTACGTCACCAGCCGATACCGCAGCTCGATCCTGCCCGAGAACATCTGGTGGGGCGTATCAGCGGAGAACCAGTACTGGCTTGAGCGGCGGCTGAAGCAGCTACTCGCGCTGCCCGAATCGGCTGCTGTTCGATACGTGAGCCTGGAGCCGCTGCTGGGACCTATCAACCGCTACCCGCACATCCTGCTGGACGAGTCTGGTTCACAGCCGGACGTCGACTGGGTGATCGTCGGGTCCGAGAGCGCAGAGGGCGGTCGCTCCGGCCGGCCCTGCGATCTGGCCCATATCCGGGCTATCGTCGCCGACTGCCAGGCGTCTGGCGTGCCAGTGTTCGTCAAGCAGATCGACCGCGACGGGCGCGTAGAGCGTCGCATCGAGCAGTTCCCCGCTGATCTGCGGGTGCGCGAGAAGCCGGAACGCGTGAGCGTCGTGCAGCCGTTGCTCTGGCCTACTGCCGATGGATAGGCTGCTCAATATGCGTATCACACGCTGTCGGGACTGCCCCTGGCTACAGATGGGCCGCTGTGCGTGCCCGGACAGTCACCCGCCGCTGTCGAATCGGCAGGCCAGTATCTGGCCGGAGGAGATGGACCGCGTGCCGACATGGTGCGGATTGCCGGTCGCCGAGAAAGCCATATGATGCATGATGCCCTACGCACGAGTACTACAGAGGAATGGGAGACGCCCGCAGCCCTCTTCCACGCGGTACAGGCCGAGTTCGCGCTTGAAATCGACGTGTGCGCGTCGGATAATAATGCCAAGTTGCCGCACTTCTGGACGCGCGAGGACGATGCACTCGCGCAGCAGTGGGCCCCGCGGCGCTGCTGGATGAATCCCCCGTACGGCCGACGCATCTATCTCTGGGTGCGCAAGGCCAGCCAAGAGGCCGCCAGGGGTGCACTGATAGTCGGCCTCATTCCCGCGCGTACTGAGACGGACTGGTGGTGCACCTGGGTGCTCAATGCTAGCGAGATACGATTCATTCCTCGGCGACTGCGCTTCAGCCAGTGGCAAACAGGTGCTCCATTTCCCAGCGCAGTCGTCATTTGGAGGCCCGATCGGACGCCGGATTCGCCACCTCACATCCGATGGTGGAGGGTGGACCATCGTGCGACCACACTGCCGGCGCCCGCCGAAAAATAATCACAGAAAAATCGCAGAAATCGCCATCTACCTCTTGACATCCGCCAGGAATATGGTATACTCTATGTAGAGGATGGTAGCAGACGGAGCTAGCAAGGAGGGCGAGATGAAAGTGATAACCTACACCTGCGGACATACGCGGCAGGGACAAGACTGGGAGCTGGACACCACCAACCGGCCCTGCAACGACTGCATCGCGAAGCAGGCGGCCCAGGACGCGGCGGCCGAACACGAGCGCGTCCCTGAGTATCCCGCAGCACTCGTGCAGCTGTCACCCACCGCAGCGCGTGGCGAGATCAGCCGCATGATCGACGCAGCGGAGCGGCTCCGTGACCACCCCGGCAGCTACTTCCCGGCGCGCGATGCGGCGCGGGATGCACTCAAGGCCTGGCGGCTGCGCTATCCTGAGCTGGCTGCAGCCGAGGACGCGGAGCGGCAGGCGCGCAGAGATGCAGACGAGGAGCGTCGCCAGAGGGCATACGAGGAGTCACCCATCGGTCGGCACATCGACTGAACTGATCGGAAGTGGACGATGAATCGCAAGCAGGCTGCAGCGGATGCGGCGTTCAGGGAAGCTATCAACGTTCTCTGCCGACAGATTAGGGCCAATGCACCGGCAGCACGACGGGCCGCAGAAGAACCGGAACCACTCGTACAGAAGCGGCCGCGTCGTACCAGAGGGCATTGGGAAGAGGCATCGCCCGGCACCACGATATGGGTGCCGGAGTGATCCTGAGCGTGCGCGGGGCGTCTCCGGACGCCCCACCCGAGACGACGGGGCCGGTCACAGCGGCCGGCGGCGTAGGGAATAGCAAGGAGGAGGGCATGGCAACAGGTACGATCCCGGCACCAGGCACGAAGTATGGTCCGTGCATCGAGACGAGCAACCCCAACAGGGGAGGGAAGGCCATGACCAAGCCCATTACATGCTATGGAGTCGCCCCGGCGTACCCGTACCGGCAGGAGTGGTACGGGACGGCGAGTAGGGACGCTGGACGAAGAGCGCGGCAACTCCGCAAGCTGGGGTACCATGTGCTTGTATCGCCACAGGGCGAACAGATGACAAAGGTGGGGCGGATCAAGTTGACGCTGTTGACCATCATGGGCGTTGACGGTCAACTCCCGGAGCCAGATCGCATGGAGACCATCTGAGGTGAGCCAGCGGGCCGCGGTACCGGCCCGCCGCAAACCCCAGCCCGGTGGCAAGGCCGGGCGCAAGGAGGAAGGCCCTAATGGCTGAGTACAGCGATCACCCGAGACCACAGTTCGTGGCACCGCGCGGCCCTGTCGATGGAGATGAGCTTGTAGCCGCCCTCAAGACGGTCGATGCGTGGATTGAGCAGACGACGCACGGCGTGCATTCACCGGGACACGGAGCCCGCGCTGCGTTTGCCACAATCAACAAGGCGCTGGGCTGGCCGGGATGCGCGGAGGAGCAGTAACCCCAGCCCGGTGGCAAGGCCGGGCAGACAGCCCGGCGGCGTAGGGACTAGCGAGGAGGTGCGCGAAAATGGCTCGCACGACGATCACAATGGCCTGCGGCCACGAGGAGATGCATCGCCTGAGCGGCCGCGACGCCGACCGGCGCGCCGAGTGGCTGGCGGCGAACCACGTATGCGCCGAGTGCTACGCGGCGCAGCAGGAGCAGGAGCGCGAGGCGGAGCGGGCGCGACGCGACATGGAGAACGCCCAGGCGGCTGCCGATGCGCTGAAGGCCGGATTGCCGAGGCTGGAGGGCACCGAGCGTCAGGTTGCCTGGGCCGAGTCGATCCGGAGCAAGCGGCTCGCAGCCGGGCGAGTGGCGCTGCAGATGTTCACGTCGGAGACACCACCACAGAAGCTCTCAGCCTGTGGGCTCCAGCTGGACGAGGTCGCGCGCGGGTGGGCAGCGATGCGCAAGGCGGCGCAGGCGGCGTATGATACTCTGGCCGCTGAGCAGAGCGCACACGATATCATCGACCACCGCGATCAGGACGCCGCCGACATCATCCGGGATGCCGCCAGGACCGCATGGCAGGCCGAGCTCGCCGAGGAGATCGCGCATATGACCGCGCGCATCGAGGGGGAACGCGCTGCCGAGCGAGAGGACGCGCGTGAGCGCCGCGAGCGCGAGATCATCAAAGATCGGCAAGCCGCACGCGAGAGAGAGGCGCAGCGGCCGATCATGATTGCGATCCACCTGCCCGAACTCGGACGTGGGAACCTGCACCTGCGGATCGACCGCGCCGAGAGCTCCTATGGTATTCCCGTCCTGGTTGATCATGGCCAGGTGCTCGATCTGTACGACGAGGTGCCCGGCACATCCTACCGTGCAGCCGAGCTCGTGCACGATGTATGGCAGGCGGGGACGATCCATAGCTCGTTTGACGACTTGGTTCGGCGCTACCTGGAGCAGGTGCCGATCTCAGTCTGATCTGCTCTCTGCCCAGCCCTCTACGGAGGGCCGGGTTGAGCGCAGGCACAACATCAACGAGGACCGTGGCCATGCTACCACCACCGTACGGCTTTATAGCTGTCGTAATCATGCTGGGGATACTGGCGGTTGCCTACGTGGTAGCTGATCGATCACCGCGGGTCGCAGTCGCAGCGATTGTGGCAGCATATGTGGTCGGCATCGCGATCCTGTACGTCGTCGATGCGATCTGGCCCTTCCTGTGGCGATGGCTGCACATGTGGGAATGGGTATACTAGCTGGTACCGTCATCGTAACGAGAGAAGATTTATGACCTGGCATAGCATCGCAGAGGCGGAAGCGTGGATCGCACAGCGACTAGCGCAGAGCGCCCCTGCCGAGCTTGAGGAGCTTGACCAAGAGGTCGGAAGCATCCTTACTCGGAGTCAGCGCGCCAACGGCCTCTCGATGTGGGAGGCAATTGGCATCATGCGATGGTTCCAGGCCCGAGCAGACCGCATCCGGAAACGCATAACAAAGAGGACGATCCCATGAACTGCCCTGTATGCAGCGGCGAGGGGCTGATGACCGACGCCCTGCGCGCCAACAGCCGCCGCCGGTGGAAGTGCAAGCGCAACCCGGAGCACCGATGGACGGCTGAGATCGAGGTGATCGACCGGCGGTTCGAGCGCATCACCGTCGAGCGCGTCGTGTCGATTCGTGGCGATAGCGATGCCCAGGCGCGGAACCGAGAGCTACGGAAACACCGGGCAACGCAGCAGGTCAAACTGGCCGGGAGGGCAGCATGACTCATGTAGTCGAGAGGATTACGGTAGACAGGCCCACCAAAGAGCGCGATTACACCGAAACGGATGGAATCTGGGTGATCCATGAGCCTACCGGTGCGGTCACTACCACCGTGCAATTTGCGGAAGGCATTTCAGCGGAGGGCGAGCTCCTTGTGCGTCTCGGTGCAGGGCTAGGTGACATGCGAATCACAGCGGATGGTCGTAAGGTCACAATCTATAGTGGGGAACCTCAATCCTCGATTCACGCCTCTATCGGTCGACTGCTTGCCGAACTTATCGAGATGCCATATCCGAACGTAGGCGAGGCGAAAGGGACCTGAGATGACAGGCGAGCAGATGACGGAACACTGGGCCAACCATCCGCCAAAGGCCGAGTCTGAGCACATCAAGCAGGCGTCCTGGACCGATGTCGGTCTGGGGCTCGAAACCTGGTACTGGGTTGACGAGGGCTACGCTGACATCGTGTTGCCGGGAAAGGAAACAGACGTAACGAAAGCATGGGATATGGTCTGGTTTCGCGGTTGGCTACGCGACATGGCCGTCATGCACACGGGCTGCGATGAAGCTGCTATATTTGTTGTTTCAATCGGTCCCCGCTTGCACCATCCCTGGCTGCAAGTCTGCGTCTATGACATCTGGCTTCCCGAGGGCGCTGCCGAGCAGTTCATGCGCCAGCGGTCTTCCGCCTCTGACACTTCCCCCTGAGTTCTCCCTGCACATCCCGCACTTGACACGGCAGATTCCGCACGCTATACTCTGACTACCGGCGCGTACAGCGTGGCGCGCTAACCCAGCTTGCGGGAGTGGTCTGGCAATGCGGGTTCTGCCGTGGTTCCCCCTTCGTCTTCAACGGCAGCGAGCAGGAACTGCGATGTTGGCTGACATCGCAGGCGGGCGCGCCACGTCCTCTCTCAACTCCCACCCGATGACTCATAGCCGGGGCTGCTCATACCACGGGCGGCCCCGGCGTGCATGTACGGAGGTGACATGACGCTCGCAGGCAAGAAGACCTACATCACCGGGATCGCTTCGATCATCGGCGGGATCATCCTGTGGCTCACCGGCAGCGATCTCGGTCCGGTGCTGATCGTCCAGGGTGCGACCGCGATCACCGGACGGCAGGCGATCACCAAGGTGACCCAGAAGACCGAGCAGGCGCTTGGAGCGGCGAACACGGTGCTGGCGAAGGTCAAGGAAGCGACAGATCAACCCGTGGAGCCGGATGATAGCCGGCGCGGGTTCTAAGCGGAGCGACTTATCGGGGGCTGACCTACAATGACCGATACCGGTCGCGTTGACGACCTATCGTGGATGACCGGTGCCCCGGCCCTGGAGACACCGCACATCATCGAGGATGCGCGCATTCTCCGCCGCGACGCCCGCGCGCGCACAATTCGTGCAACCCAGAAAGAGGAGCTAGAGAAGATTCTGACCGAGCTACCTCAGCCCGGTGAGGCCTGGCACATCGTATCCAACGGCCACTTCGACTACTGGCAATTCACACCCGTCATCCTCAGTCTTCTCGCGCGCCCGGCCGAAGCTTTCTATGGTTCGACGTGGACGCTGAATCGCGGGAATGTCCTGGAGCTATTCGAGCTCTACGATACGGGTCGTATCCGCGCGGTCACAATGCTCACCGGAATGCGTCTTGGGGCAATCAAGCCAGCCGTGCGCAATACGCTTGTCGCCGGTCTGCTGGATCGCGGGCAGCGGTATCTCGCATTCAAGAATCATGCCAAAGTGATGCTACTAGACGCGCCACCCGACTACTTCGTCATCGAGGGCAGTGCCAACTTCACGGCTAATCCCCGCCTTGAGCAGACCGTTCTCGTCAATGATCGCAACGTGTTCAACTTCCACCGCACGTGGATGGAGGACATGCTGACGGAGGCCGCCCGTGCCTAAGAAGGTGGGCTCTACATCGGCAGCACGTGCCGTGCGTATCAATGCAGTGGTGGACATGCTGATCAACGGCGCGCGGCCACATGAGATCATCGAGAAGGTTGCGAAAGACTACGATCTGTCGGATTCCTCAGTCGAGAAGGATATCCGCTTCGCGCGCCGTCAGATCACCGACGCCGCCGCCGTGCACCATGAGCACGAACTGGGTAAGGCGCTACGTCGATACGAGCTGCTTTTCCGTAATAACATGCGCGTGCAGGATTACAAGACCGCGCTGGCGACACAGAAAGAACTCTGTACTCTGCTCGGGTTGAATGCGGCGACCAAGATCGAACATGGCGGGTCAATCGAGATCGACGATGCTAGAGAGCGCATCGAGAGCCGAATTGCTGGCATCGCTACCAGAATCGGACCGGAAGGCAGTACTCAACAGCCTGAGTAATGGCGAGTGTACCAGCCTCCTGTACGACTGGTGGTTCTGGCGGCACGACTACCAGCGGCCACCTGATGGCGACTGGCGCGTCTGGTTGCAGCTTGGCGGTCGCGGCTCCGGCAAGACACGTGCTGGCGCGGAGGAGCTGCGCCGTCAGGTCGAGGAGTGCGGGCGGCGATATGTGCACCTGATCGGCCCGACCGCTGCCGATGTGCGTGATGTGATGGTCGAGGGCGAATCGGGCATCCTCGCGGTGTCGCCGCCGTGGAATCGCCCTCTGTACGAGCCATCGAAACGGCGGCTGACGTGGCCGAACGGCGCTCACGCATTGCTCTTCAGCGCGGACGAGCCAGAGCGCCTACGCGGCCCCCAGTGCGAGTGGATATGGGCTGACGAGCCATGCGCGTGGCGCTACGTGCAGCAAGCGTGGGACATGCTCATGTTCGGCCTGCGCCTGGGTGACGACCCGCGGTGCATCGTGACGACGACGCCGAAGTCGCTGCCGTGGCTGAAGGATCTGATCGCACAAGCGACGACGGTCACGACGCGCTCGACGACGTACGATAACCGTGCGAATCTGGCGCCGGCGTTCTTCGACGACATCGTGGCGCGCTACGAGGGTTCGCAGCTCGGTCGCCAGGAGTTGCTCGCGCACATCCTGGAGGACATCGAGGATGCGCTCTGGCAGCGGGCGTGGATCGAGAAGAATCGGGTGAACCACGGTGACGCACGTGAGTACAAGCGCATCGTAGTGGGCGTGGACCCGGCCGGCACGCACAAGCCGGGCAGCGCCGAGACGGGGATCATCGTCGGCGGACTGGGCCTGGACAACCACTCGTATATCATTGACGACCTGTCCTGCCGTGTGTCACCATCCGAGTGGGCCTACCGCGTAGTAGAGGGGTATGAACGGTACAGCGCCAGCTATGTGGCTGCCGAGGTGAACATGGGCTGGGAGCTGGTCAAGGCGAATCTCCACACCATCGAGCCGACGCTGCCTGTGCGAGAGGTGCGAGCGACACGTGGTAAGCGCCTGCGTGCCGAGCCGGTGGTGACACTGTACGAGCAGGGCCGTGTGCATCATGTAGGGACGTTCGGGGACCTGGAGGATCAGATGTGTACATGGGTGCCGGGTGAGTCAGACGTTAGCCCCGATAGAGTCGATGCACTAGTGCATACTGTGACCGACCTGGCGCTATCGACGAAGCGCCGGGGATACCATCTAGGCGTCGCATGACAACGCGAGTAGGAGGATGGTTCCGGCGCAAGGCGCGCGAACGCTGGGGTGGCATATTCGCGACACCCCAGTCCGAGGGCTATCCGAACAGAGACTACGCCAACTACGTCAAGCAGGGCCTGCGCGGCAATCCGTACGTTGGTGCCGCTATCCGGCTGATCGCGCAGAACGCGTCACGTGTGCCGCTCGTGGCGTACCGACAACGCGGAGACAATCGCATCGACCTGGAGCCCACGCATGGCCTGATGCGCGTGCTACACCGGCCGAATGAGGCATACGGCGCGACGATGTTCTGGCAACGGACGTATCAACATCTGCTACTGTCAGGCGACGCGTACTGCCGTGGGGCGATGACCCGTGCACAGCGACCGTGGACGACTGAGCGGATGGAACTATTCAACGTCCAGCCCCACTGGGTGACGCCGATGCCGAAGCCCAAGGCGGGGATCGAGTACTACAAAGTTCGGCCGCCGGACCAGCCGGAAAGCAAGGCGGAGACGGTCCCGCCCGACGAGATGCTGCACCTGTGGTTCGCCGATCCGATGCGCGACTACGACGGGCTGGCACCTACTGCGTCTGCATGGTCGGCCATCCAGCAGAGTAACGCGGCATCGGCGTGGAACTTCAATGTCCAACGGCGAGCCGGGCGTCCGGGCCTCATATGGGAGTGGCAAGGCGACGAGCAGATGACCGACGAGCAGTTCGAGGAAGTCTCCAAACGCATCGAGGAGAAGTACGGCGGGTACATGAACGCGGGTAGGGACATCATAGCTGACGGGTTCACGGCGAAACCGATCGGCCTGTCGCCGCACGATGCTGAGTGGATCGAGGGCATCAAGCTCACAATGCGGCAGATCGGCGTGACATGGTTCGTGCCGACGGTGCTGCTAGGGGACCACGAGAATGCGACGTACAGCAACCTCCAGACGGCGATTCGACTGCTCTACGAGCTCAACATCTTCCCGATGCTCGACTGGGTGACCGACGAGCTCACGCACTGGATACAGCCGAAGTATGGCGAGGACATCGTAGTCGACTATGCACGGGACGAAGTGGACGTGCTGCAGGAGGAGCGTGCGCAGGTCATCGAGCGCAATGTGAGAGCGGTGCAGGCCGGGATCAAGACGCCGAATGAGGCGCGCGAGGAGCTGGGCCTGGAGAGAGTCGAGGGCGGCGACGACCTCTGGATATCGGCGACGATGATGCCATTGTCGGCCATGGAGATAGAGCATCCAGCAGACGTGGGTGAGGGCAAGGATGCAGGTCTATGATCAGCGAGAGCGCGAGTGGAAGGCGTACGAGAGATACCGGGCAGGCCTGTACCTCAGCACGTACCGTCAGGTGCAGACCCGCTTCCGAGCCGAGGCGACGGCCCTTGCAGCAGAGCTTCAGGCTGGCGGTACGCCAGCACAGGGCATGGAGCGGGCGCTTGCGGCGCTGACAGATCAACAGGATGAGTGGTGGATACTCTACGCGCGCATATACCAGGCCGTGGGCCGAACATTCGCCGAGCTCGAGTACGGCCGGCTGATGAAGGCGGAGAGCGAGGTCGTGGACGAGTGGGCAGACCAGATGGATACCTATCTCCACACCGTGGCTGGCCAGCGGATCGTCGGCATTCAGAGTACGACACTACAGCAGGTACGGCGGGTCCTGGCAGAGGGCGTACAAGAGGGCGAAGGTATACCGGCGCTGGCGCGGAGGGTGCGCGACACGTACGAGGGCATAAGCCGCGTCCGCTCGATGCGCATTGCGCGCACGGAGGTAGTGGGTGCGAGCAATCGCGGGGCAATGGTAGGTGCGCGCTCGACCGGGTTGCCGCTGGAGAAGGACTGGCTGGCGACGCCCGGCGCACGCACACGGGAGACACATGTGGCAGCCGGTGCGGCCGATCCCATACCTATGGATGGCCTGTTCCTCGTCGGCGGCTGTCAACTAGAGCATCCTGGGGATACGTCACACGGCGCATCGGCGGCTGAGATCATCAACTGCCGTTGCGCAGTGACATTCCGGAAGGCCGCGTGAGCGGCAAGAGGATAGCATGGAATACAAGACGCTAGCGCAGTGCGACTTCAAGACTGATGATGACCAAGAAGGCGTCGTCCGTGGCTACGCGGCCGTATTCGGGAACGTGGACTCGTACGGCGACATCATCGACGAGGGTGCGTTCACGAAGACACTCCAGGAACGGCCCCACATACCCGTGCTGTGGCAGCACTTCGATGTCGCTGGCCTCACGCGCGAGGCGGAGGAGAACAAGCGCGGGCTCAAGGTGGCCGGAGAGCTGAACCTCCATACGAACATCGGGCATGATGCATGGGAGTTCGCCAGACAGGGTGCCGTCACTGGGCTATCCATCGGATACGACACTATCAAGGCTGAGCCCGACCCGAAGCGATCCGACATCCGTCGGCTGAAGGAGATACGCCTGCTGGAGTGGTCCCTGGTGTCATTCCCAGCCAATGACCGAGCGCGCATCACCGATGTGAAGACTGCACTCGACTCAGCTATGTGTGATCTGCGAATGCTACTCGACGTGGCTGAGCCGACCGAGCATAAGCCGGGGTGGGACGAGACAGATGAGTCGTGGCGCTACAGGGTGCGCGACCCGTCGAAGTTCATCAAGGGGAGCTTCCGCACCGTGTCGATCACGACTGGCGTCAAGGCGGTCATGGGCAAGCTAAAAGGCGGCGACGGCACCATGAAGGTGCAGTCGTTGATCTTCGACAAGGATGAGTTCGATCTGGCGGCCGCAAAGGCGTGGCTGAAGGATCATGGCGATATCACCAAGGCACTCGATCTGGACGTGTTGCAACCCCTGATCGAGCCGCTACACGATGGCATCGAGCCGGAGACGCTCCACTCGATATGGGAGATAGTGCGTGACTTCAATGCACGAGTAGGAGCGTGACTCATGGCTGAGACAGACACCACGCCGACAAAGGTCGTGGAAGAGTTCCGTACGGCACTTGCCCAGTTCGAGCAGTTCGGCCAGCGGATGACCGAGGCCGAGAAGAAGCTGGAGGGTGTAGCGTACGAGAAGGAACTGCGCGAGAAGGTGAAGGAAGACCTGCTCGGCACCATCGATCTGGAGCAGTATCAGCGCAGCCTGGACGCGGTGAAGGCGCGACTCGATGAGATCGAGATCGAGGCCAATCGCCCGGCCGAGAAGGACGAGCAGGCAAAGGCGTCTCAGGAGTATCAGGATCGATTCTGGGACTGGTTCAGCCGCAAGGCGAATGCGGTCTACGCCGATCCACCGGAGGTGATGAAGGGCTGGGAGCAGAAGGCGAATGCCCAGTACCGCCGGGTGATGGTCCGCACGCCGAGCGCACAGAAGGACATGACCGTCGATACCGATACGGCGGCCGGGTTCCTTGTCCACCCCGACCTGCGGGAGAAGATCATCGCCGCAGCCCGCGAGTTCGATGTCATGCGCCAGCTTGCCACCGTCGTGCCCGTGGACGGCAACGAGCTCGTATACCCGAAGCGGACTGGCAACGCCACGGCTGCGTACCTCGGTAAGGAGGCCGGTACGGCCACCGAGGATAGCACCGAGGCGTACGGCCAGGTCCGCATCCCGTGCCACGAGGCGATGTCATACTGGGATGCGTCATGGAAGTTGCTGGCACAGAGCTTCGTGGACTTTCCGGCGCTCGCATCGCAGCAGTTCGGCGACGCCTTCGCGACGCTCTTCGGCGAGTCGTACATCAACGGTGACGATGCTGGCGAGCCGCGTGGCTTCCTGGCAGACTCGAATGTCCAGGCCAACTACCGGGCTGGTGGGAAGGCAGACACGCTCGCGAGTGACAGCGCGATCATCAAGGTGATGACGGACATCAAGCAGCCCTACTGGCAGAACTGCGTGTGGGTGATGAACCGGACCACACTGGGCGTCATCTACGATCTGCGCGATGGTCAGGGCCGCACTGTCATCGCCGATAACCTGAACAGCGCCATGCCGCTGTCCATACGCGGCAAGCCCATCTACATCTCACCGAACATGCCGGACATCGGTGCTGACGCGTTTCCAATCGCGTACGGCGATTTCAAGCGCGGCTATGTCATCGCCGACACGGTGCAGATGGCTATCCAGCGTGATGACGTGACCCAGGCGGGCAGCGCAACCACGCGCTTCTACGGCTACGCCATGAGTGGTGGCGACGTGGCCGACGACGACGCGATCTACACCATCAAGATCGCAGAGAGCTAACCAGAGGAGGGATGCGACATGAAGCGGTTCATTCCACTCCTCGCAATTCTCGCCCTGGTAGTGGGTGCTCATGCTCAGACGTACATCACGGCGATCTACAAGACGGACCGCGGTGACAAGCAGGTCGTGGCCGATGGTGGCGAGGTGGAGGTGCAATCCGGTGGCGAGTTCGAGATGCTGTCGGGCGCCACTCTGGACGTGCAGTCGGGTGTGACCGTGACCTACGCGGGGAACACGACGTTCAGCGACAAGCTCACCTCAACGGACACGGTCAAAGTCGTCGTCGTCGAGGGCACGTCCGATAAACTGACCATCGCGGGCAATGACACGCTCGTGGTGGCCCGGCTGGAGGGCGTGAGCAACAAGCTGACGCTGGTCGGCAGCGACACGTTCGTCGTCGCGAAGATTGAGGGTGTGAGCGACGTGGTGACCATCGCGGCCGATGATACGCTGAAGCTGACTACACTCTCGGTATCGGGCAATGGCACGATCACCGGCACGCTGACCGTGACGAGTACGATCACTGCGAGTGGCAACCTCGACGTGACGGGCACCGTGACTGTCGATACCCTGGACGCTGCCACAAGCTATGTGACTGGCAATCTGGATGTCGACGGTACCGCAACGTTCGATGGCAATGTCGACGTGACAGGCGCCCTCGATGTCGATGGGAAGTTCACTACGGATACCGCCGATGTGAGCGTAGCCGATGTTGCCACGAACATAATCCACGGTGCGAGTACACTCTCAGCGGAAGAAACAGGGGTGCTCGATGGCGTGACGCCGGGTACTGCGGCCGCCAGCAAAGTGCTCGTGCCGGATGCGAACCTGGACATCGCCACGGTCAACAAGATCGGAGCGGACTCAGTTGTCACCGGTGACCTCGATGTGGCAACCAACTTCACACACGGCGCCAACATTCTCTCCGCGTCGGAGACTGGCGTCCTGGATGCGGTGACGCCGGGCACGGCTACGGCAAGCAAAGCAGCCGTCCTTGGCACCAGCCGCGAAATCGACTCAGTGGGCGTAGCTGTCGTACTCGATGACATCAAGTTCGACTCTGCTGCTACGTTCGGCGCCAGCGTCACATGCAGCTCCACGCTGGGTATGACGGGCACTCTGACGGCGAGCGGCGACGCGGACGTAACTGGCACAATGACCGTTGATACGCTCAATGCGACGACGACGACAGTCACCGGTGACATGAACGTGGACGGCACACTGACCGCAACTGAGAATCTCGATGTGACCGGGACAGTTACCGTGGACACGCTGGATGCGAGCGTCCAGTATGTCACCGGCCCAGTCAGCCTCGATAGCCTGATGCGCTATGCGCACGCAGGCATCCTGGCCGATGCTGGAGACGGTGACGACGGGAAGGATACGGTCACAGTCGCAGGGGTGGTCGCAACGGATGTGTGCTTCGCCGCAGCCGCAGATACCGCCTGTGGCGTTGGATGTGACTGCGCAGCAGGCGAGGTACACCTGTCTCTGCCGTGGACAGACCCCGAGCACGACGTGAACTACTTCGTCGTAAGACCGAAGTGAAAGGACTACACACGTGGCAACACGAGACCTACACAACAGCATCGAAGTCGTGAAGCTGATGACCATCGCGGAGGTGACTGCGGATACGTGGTCTAGCTACGTCGATCTGAACGGCTTCGAGAGCGCGGAGTTCATCGTCGAGAACAGCGCGCTCACAGGCGGGGATGCAGACAACTACATCACCCCCGTGCTCTATGAGGCGTCGGATACACCGGCGTCCTCATCAAGCTACAGTGCAGTCGATTCCGGCGACATCCTCGGCGCATTCGTGGCGGTGGCAGACGAGAGCACTACCACGACGCAGGCGGTGGGCTACATCGGCGGTGAACGGTACGTCGCGGTCAAGCTCGACGAGACGCTGACGATCAGTGCAGGCTATTGGAGCGTCACGGCGATCCTGAGCCATGCAGGCCTGAATCCGCCCAGCGCGCCGACAACGGGTACCGTGACCTAGTGACCAGCTCCGTCGGCATACGGATGTTGACCGACTGGCGCGTCTACCGACGGGGGCAGATCGTATATCTGTCCCCGTTGGCTGCCCGGTATCTGGTCAGCAGGGGCCACGCAGTCTACATCGCACCTGGTCCGAGGGAATACAAGCATGGCCGGACTGATAGGCCGAGCGTCACTCAAGACAGCACCGGACACTGAGCCTGTCACGGTAGCACAGGCGAAGGTCTACTGTCGCGTGGATAGCAGTGACGAGGACACGCCGTTCGACCGGTGGATCGAGGCTGCGCGGCAGCAGGTCGAGGCGTACACCGGTCGTGCGCTGGTCAGTCAGACGTGGGAGCTATGGATCGACGCCGACGATCTCGGGTCAGGCCGGTACGCGAATCTGGCGAAGGTGCGTGCGGACTGGCCGCTGGGTGCGTCGTACCCGGGTGCGGAGGACTACATCAAGCTGCCGCATCCGCCACTGCTGTACTCGGACGCGTCCGATCTGAGCATCGTCTCGTACGACACGGATAATGACGCAACGACCTTCAGCGCAGACTACTACCAGGTAGATGCACCCGACGGGCCACGAGCGCCCTATGGGCGCGTGTATCTGAATATCGGTCGTGCGTGGCCCAGTAGTCTGCGATCCCGGAACTCGCTCAAGATCACCTACACGGCGGGCTATGGCACATCTGCAGGCGACGTGCCCGATGCGATCACGGAAGCATTACTACGGATGATCGGCACGATGTACGAGCAGCGATCCGACGAGGTAGTTGGCACCAGCACGGCACGCGTGACATACGACGCTCGTCGGCTACTGAGCCCGTACAGGGTGATCCGGATATGAATGCTGGTGATCTGCGGCAGCGCGTCACCTTCCGCTACGTGGCGAGCGAAACGCAAGACGACTACGGCAGCGTGACGCCGAATTGGGATGATATCGCTACCGACCCTACGGTGTGGGCAAAGGTGGAGGCGGTATCGGGTAGCACGTACCGCAGCGGTCAACTGCTGCAGAGCGATACGACGCATCTGATCACCATTCGTCGTCGCGACGATCTGACGACAGACATGTACGTGGTCTTCAACGGCGAGTACCTGGAGATACGCAGCATTCGGGTGGATTGGGGACGGCACAAGGAATACACCCGAATCGAAGCTCGGATGCACGGGAACGACTGATGGCAAGGATATCAGTGCATCTGGAGGGCGGCGGAGAGGTAAAGCGCGCCATCAGCAGGGTGAGTGATGCGATGCGGCACGGCGTGGTTGATGCCGTGAGTCAGACAGCTACGGACGTGGAGCAGATGACGAAGGAGGGGTGTCCCGTCGATACGGGCCGACTGCGGTCGAGCTACCGCGCGACGTACTACAAGGGTGGCATGGCAGCGGAGGTCGGTACGGATGTGCAGTACGCACCATTCGTCGAGTTCGGCACGCTCGATCCGCCGCGCTCACCTCAACCGCATCTGTTCCCGGCGTGGGAATTCTACCGCCCGCACTATGAGGGCCGAGTGCGGCAGGCGATGAACATGGCGGTCAAGAAGGGCGGTCGCTGATGCCTGGGCCGGTGTCCGTGCTCGCCGATGTGCAGGAGGCGATCAAGGAAGCCCTGGAGGGCAATGTCACCCTGAACAGCACTGCCGTCCCGGTCAAGGCGAATCTGGGGAAGAACACGGCGGCACCATACATCCTGATCGGTGACGGGACCGAGGTGGCCGACAACTGCGCGGACGAGTACGGCAGTCAGGTCACGGTCACGATCCAGCTCGTAACTCAGGGCCGCGGGGTGGCCGGAAAGGAGGGTTACTACCGCTACACAGACGTGAACAGCGGGATCAGTCAAATCCGTCAGCTACTCGACGGGCGGAACATCAAACCAGACGGAGCAGCGGGCACCAGGTGGGCCTGTCTGCTGGAAATGAATCAGAAAATCCCGGAGCCCGACGGGGAAACACTACGCGGCGTATGCCGATACCGCGTCTGGGTCGATGGACTCTAAGAAGGAACGAGACCAATGGGCGAGATAGTCAAGGGCAACGACGATCTGAAGCTCATCGCGGGAACGACAAGTGGCAGCGGCGGCACCGATGTAGCCGCTATCATCGATGTGCGCGTCGGCTCATCGCAGGAGGCAAAGGAGACAACTGCTGCTGACTGCACCGATGGCTGGCGGACATACGCGGTGGGGTTGAAGGAGCCGGGTGAGATCAGCGGTACGATCAACTTCCTCCCGGCGAATGCTACACACAAGAACGCCAGTGGCGGTCTACTGTACCGGTTCAACCACGACAGCGGCGACGCGAGTGCCGTGCAGGAGTATACCGTGCAGTGGCCGGACGCTGCTAGCACGACCGTCTACGGTGATGCTATCCTCACGACCTTCAATGTCAGCGCAAGCATCGGCGAGAAGGTCACCGCTGACTTCACCCTGAAGTTCACCGGCGCGCCCACGTGGGGCTAAGGAGATACGATGCAGGCACTACTCTGTGGACTGAGACACGCGTCGAAGTGCGCCACCCGTGAGGAGGCGCTGCGGAAGGCGGAAGAGAACGTGCGGTCTCGGTTGGGGCCACTCAGCAAGGATGTCGATCTCGACAATCCGATAGTCGTAGACGACTTCCGGACACCAGAGGAACAGGTGAACGCTCCGACCACTCCGATCATGTTCGTGGTTCGGACACTGGAAGCAGGGCACTCGTGGCGAAGCAAAGATGGCTACATCATCTGGCCCGAAGAGATACTGGAAGGGACGCTGTACGGGCGCATCATGCAACACCTCCGCGGGCAACCGATGGAGCTCGCAGACTGATCATCACATGAGGCCGATGGGCCGGGAAGGTATCTGCGATGGCAGAGAGCACCGAAACGACGCAGGAGTACGGCGGAATCCGGGACATCATGGAGGCCAAGGACGTAGGCTACGAAGACGTACTCGTACCCGAGTGGGGCAACAAGCTGTACCGCCTGCGCGCACTGACGGGTACGGATGCGGATTCGCTCGTGCCGACAGAGGGCGATCTGACCAACTTCAAGGCCCGCCTCGTCGTCCGGTCACTCGTCGATCCGAAGACTGGCAAACGACTGTTCCGCGACGACGATGCCGTGCGGCTAGGCCAGCATAGTAACGCTGTTCTCCACAGGCTTGCGCTGCGGATTCAACAGCTTTCCGGGCTGGATCAGCTGTCACAGGAGGGAACAGCAAAAAACTCCGACGCAACCCCATCCGCCGAGCAGCCGTCAGAATAGCATCGCAGACGGGGTTGCGCATACAAGAGGTGCTTCGACGCTATCCAGCGCGCGACCTGATCGAGATAGTGCTGCTGGATCAGATCGAACCGCCGGCGCGTGTCATGCTGCCGCTGGAGATGGCCTACCTGCGCTATGTGGTTCTCATGGCGAACTGGTCGGGCCAAGGGCGGAGGCCGAAGCTAGAAGATGTACTGATCGAGTGGTCGAAGGAACCAGAGCCGAAGAAGACGATGACAGCAGAGGACTGGGCGGCACACGCCGCAATGGTCGGTCAGGCGCTCGGTATCGGCCCACCGCCCAACAGGGATACGTGACGTGGCACAGATAGCCGAGATGTTCGTGCGCATCGGGGCCGATGTCCGCGACTTCGAGCGGAAGATGCAGCAGGTCACTCAGCGCATGGACACTATGAGTAAGCAGCTCGGAGCTATCGGGCGTACGCTTACGACTCGTGTCACACTGCCGCTGGTTGCTGCCGCTGGCGGTATCCTCATGGCCGCAGGCAAGTTCGAGCAAGCCATGAACCGCGTCCAGGCGCTTACTGGCGCAACAGCAGATCAATTCGGATCACTATCGGATACAGCAAGGGAACTCGGTCGAACGACACAGTACAGTGCTAGTCAAGCGGCCGACGCGATGGGTTATCTCGCAATGGCTGGCTTCGACGCAGAGCGCATCATCGGCGCTATGCCCAGCACTCTCCAACTTGCTGCGGCTGCTCAACTCGATCTCGCATCCGCCGCCGACATTACGAGCAATATTCTGACCGGCTATCGGCTAAACATCGAGGATCTGTCCAGTGTGAATGATGTCCTCGTTAAGGCTTTCACCAGCAGCAATACCAATCTACAGCAGCTCGGTGAAGCTATGAAGTACGCCGGTCCCCTCGCATCGGGCATGGGTGTCGCATTTGAGGAAACCGCAGCAGCAATCGGCCTGATGGGCAATGCCGGCATACAGGCCAGCATGGCTGGGACAAGTCTGCGCGGGGCACTCTCAAAGCTGGCGAATCCTACGGAGGAGGGCGCTACGCTGATGAGGCAATTCGGTATCAATGCATTCGATACCGAGGGGAACCTTCGCTCACTTGTAGACATCATCGGTCAACTAGAGCAGTCCGGTATTACCGCAGCGCAGATGATCGAAGTGTTCGGTTTGCGCGCGGGTCCGGCAATGCAGGCCCTCGTTGCACAGGGCGCAGATGCGCTGTCGATATTCACGGAGAAGCTACGAGACTCGGGCGGTATTGCACAGAGCGTTGCCGAGACTCAGATGCGCGGGCTCATGGGCGCACTTATCAGGCTCAAGAGCGTCATCGAGGGCGTGGCAATTAGCTTCGGCGAGGCGGGTTTGCGCGGTGCGGCAATGCATGTCATTGGTGTTGTCACCACGCTGGCGCAGAAACTTGGGGAGGCTTCTCGAGGTACGAAACAACTGATTCTCGTTGCTGCCGGTATTGTGGCAGCTATGGGTCCGGCCGCTCTGGCGATTGCCGGCGTTACTGCGACGCTCGGAGTATTGGCGGCGCATCCGCTTCTAGTAGGCGCTACGCTGGCCATCGCCGGGATCGCTGCGCTTGCAGCGGGCTTTGTCAGCTGGCGAGATCGAATCAGACAGACGAACGAGGCGCTGAACCGCACGAAGCAATCCCTGGCCGATCTGGACCTGGCAGAGGTGGCGCGCGATCTGCGACTGATCGGGGGTGAAATCGCGGCCAAGCGTATAGCTGTTGGAGCATCGACTCAGTACCGTATGCTGGGCATGGCTCCAGAGGCCATTCGCGCCGCTACAGAACAGACGCTACAGCGCGATCCGCAGTACGAGCGACTACTTGAGCGGGAGCGAGAGCTTACAGAACACTACGCAGCTCTACGGGCTAAGGCTGTCGATGTAGCACTCCGACAGATACGCGCGCAGGCGCAGCCTCCACCTGGTCCGCCGCCTCTGCCACAGAGAGGCAGGGATCGTGGCCTCATGCCCTACCACCCGTACCCTGAGTATGATCTGCGCAGCATCATCGGAATGCCGGGGGCAACAACCGGGTTACGGGCACCGGTCGAGATTGATGCCACGACGCGTGAATTCAGCAAAGCTTGGATGAAGGCTACGATCCCGATGGCGAACGTAGCCGACACAACGCAGGACGTAAACACCAAGATGGGGCTGTTCAGCAGCAGCATCTCGCAGGTCGTCTATGGCCTGAATGCGATGCTGAACATCCTCCCCGGTGGCGCAGGCGGGAAGTGGGCGCGCGTCGCCCGCATCGGACTGGGTGCCGCGGGGCTCGTGTCGGGATTCACAGGATTCACCGCCGGCCTGAGCGCCCTTGGTGGCCTATTTCACTTTCAGCACGGTGGTATCGTCACGCGGCCTACACTTGCTACCGTGGGCGAGCGTGGACCGGAAGCGGTGATACCACTGAATAGACTCTCGCTGCCTCCGACCCATGTGCACCTATACCTCGACGGCCATGAGCTCACTACCGTAGTCGCCGACAGACTTCCGCGAGAACTGGCACGGAGGGGCGCGGCGTGAGCCTCAAGCTCTACACTGACGTAGAGGATGCAGTCAACGACGTGACGGGCTACCTGGATTGTCGCTCCAGCGGTAGCTCACCTGTGCGGCTGGAATTCGAGGCGAATGGCCGCGGGGCGCTTGACTTCACCCTCATAGGCGATGCGGACACCGTGCGGCCACTACTCGTCATCGGCCAGGCGGTCAGGTTCGACAAGCCCTCCGGCACCCCCGTCTGGCGCGGCCTGATCAGCGAGATTGAAGAGCGTGAACTGACACAGACAACGAACTTCGGCAGCGGCGAGCCGAACGAGGTAGTGGAATATCGTGTGTCCTGCGTGTCGTATGCCGCCGTGCTCGACAGACGGATCGTACGACGGCATTGGAAGGATACAACGGTCGGCGCCATCCTCGACGGCCTCTTTCTCGCACCGAGCACGTTCATGGATGGAACCCACGATCTCGCCGACGATGGCCTATCAGAGGGGACCATTACGACCGCGGTGCATAACACGACCATCGACGCACTGGACGCCCTCTACAAGCCCGCGTCATATGTGCTGGACGTGCTCGCGGAGGTCACCGGTGCGCAGTGGATCGTCCAGGCTGACAAGAGTATCGACCTGGTGTCGGGTGCTCAGATCACCGGCTGCCACCGCAACTATCTCAACGGCGGCTTCGAGAGCGGCGACTACACCGGCTGGGAAACATGGGGCACGCCGAACACGCAAGAGATCGTCGAGACGGCCGATGAGCCAGAGATATTCGAGGGCAACGCGTTCTGGGGCACCTACGCGCATCACCACGTCGGCGACAGTAGCGACGAGGGGATATGGCGCGGACATGCGTCGCCGATGGTCGTGGGCCACTACTACACCGCGTCCGTGTACTGCTATGCCGAGGCCAGCACGGATATCCGCCTGCAGGTAGGAAAGGGCTCGGGCGTACATACGGACGAGGTGAGCACGCCAGGCACCTGGGAGCGGCTCTCCATCACATTCATCGCCACGAACACTCGCGTCGAGATATACCTTGGGGGGATAGGGGCTGCATACTTCGACAACTGCCAGTTCGAAATCGACCCCAAGGCGGGCGGTCCGTCAACCTACTGCCCGTACCCCGAGGGGGTGCCACGCGACTGGTCGGACCTGGTAGTGCGGCGACACGCAGATCGGTACTACAACGCGGTCTACGCTGTCTCGACGACGCGCGGGACAACACGGTTTCAGGGTAATGGCATTGTCCAGACTTTCGAGCTTCCGTATCTCCTCGTGCTCACGAAACCCGCGATCACCGTCTGGTCGAGGACTGGCGGCAACAATCTGATCGCTAGCCGGCGGGTGAGCCAGAGTACCACTGATCGGTTCACGATCATCGCCAATGGCATCCTAAGCGGCGGCGGCTTCACCAATCAGCCCAAGAACGGCGGCCCGAATCCTGATGCGATCAAGGTGAAATCCACCAACGCCAACGACACGATGAACTGCACCGTCGTCTATGTCATGGGCGGTGGCAACGTCGAGGATATGACAGTAACACTCAACGGGACGAGCTTCGTAACATTCCCGGAGACCGTCTCCGCCGTCTATGCCATGTGGCTGTCAAATTCCTGTGAGGGCACCGTAACACTCTATCGGCACGATGGGACAAGCGTCATCTGCAGCATAGGTGTAGAGCACGATGAAACGGGCGTGGGCTATCCGACGGACGGGGATGACATCTTCATCGGGGCCGAGGCACGGCTGGATGCGCCCGGCACCGGCTATCTAGCCATCAAGTATGTCGAGCAGACCGACTGGACGACAGAGAGCTACGACGATTTCGCGCTCGACGGCGCGAACTGGAAGCCTCTTACGGTCGCGCGATCCATCGTGGAGGTCTACACGGGCGATCTGCCATCTGCCCGGGATATCATCATCGAGGCCGAGCACGAGTGGGAATACACCATCGACGACGCGACGATCCAACAGAACACGAGCACGCTGGACGGCGAAGACCTCTTCCAGATATTGGGTACTGCCGAGGAGCTTCGCGTCGACTGCGCCAGCCTCCGATTTGCACAGCAGTCCGAGATCGAAAGCACGGAAGTATCCAACCGTGCGGCCGACGACGGCACCACGGGTCTGTACGAGCATGTCGAGCAGCTTGACGAGGAGTACACGGTTGATGAGGCCGACCACCTGGCACGGGACATGATCGACTGGTACTGCCGCGACGGGTCCACAACCTTTCACCCCCGCCTGGAGGTCGAGTTCACGACCCGCATCTGGGTACGCGGGCAGCTCGGATGGAATGACTGGACGCAGGCTGGGGCGCAGTTCATCGCCACGTTCGACAAGCACGGCATCGACAGCGAGACATTCACCATCTCGCGCGTGACGGTGGAGATCGACCCGGGGATAGTGGACCCCAATACGAACGAGGATGCAGTTCTCGTGCGGGTGCGGGGCACGACAGCGTATCTGATAGGCGATATCGCAGCGCGGTGGAGGGCTGCACTGTGGACGCGCCGGAGGAAACTGTTGGGATAACAGCCGCCGCCGCGGGGCTTGACCCCCCGAAACGGCTCGGTAGAGCCGGGGCGTTCGCCGCGCGATCAGTACGCAGGCCCCTTCGGGATGGGGTACTACCGTACCCGCCGATTCTGCGTGGCAATCTGATCCGGCGGCTTTACACGATGTGAGAGGTGGAACATGGCATCGAGCATTGACGGGCGGCCCATCGGCCCCAGCGCAGAGATGCAGGGGGTAGTAGACATCGGCTACGGCTACCCAACGCATCAGAAGGTCACAACCGGCACGAGTGCAGCGGTCACGCTCACCAGCTCGACGCACTTCGGCCTCATGCTGAAGGCCGTAACGTCTACGGCGTACATCCTGTGGGCCGCAAGTGGCACCGCGGATGCGGACGATATGCCCATCGAGACTACAGACGGGTGGGTCTATTTCCCATTCAGCGGCGTCGGCTCGTTCCAGGTCTATGCCGCGAGCGCAGGGCAACTCCACGTCATCGAGATCAACGGAGAGTGACATGCCGCCGTTCATGGGTATCGGCACCGGGTTGACCCGTGCGGTCCGCCTTGGTTCGTCGGCTAAGGCTTTCTTCTACGGGATTAGTTGCGACGAGACGGACGACTACGCTGCGGCAACCGCAGGCAGTGCGTTTTGGAGCGGCGATCAGGCCCGGACCTTGGGATTCTGGTTCCGAGAAACGAGCGGACTTGGCGAGGGTACCCTCGTAGGTATCGGTACCGGCACGTCGGATCGGTGGAGTCTCTCACTCAGAAGCAATCTGCAGCTACGCATCCATCTCGGTGGCTGGGACCATGGCGCGTACGTCACCGTATCGAACTGGTCCTCTACGGGGTGGAATCTAGTTCTGACGAAGTACGAGGGCTCCGGCCATGGTGTTGGCGACTTCTACTTCTCAGTCAACGGCAGTGCGTTCGCCGCGTTCACCACGCAGGGAGGCACCGGGCCGCCTGATCCGTTGCTGGACTGCAACAAAATCGTACTCAATGCACGATTGAATGACCTCGGTTTCGCTGGGAAGGCGAAGGAGATAACCCAGGTCTTCGCATACGGCACCGCATGGACAGACGAAGAGGCTGCCGCGTACTATGCCAGTGGCTACGAGGACGTGCGCCGCTTCAAGGTTGGTCCCGTATTCTACTACCAGATGCGGCCGGGCTCGGGTTTGGCCGTCAGGGATGAGTCTGGCAATCGCAACGATGCGGCGTTCGGAATTGGCTCCGCGGCGCCGACCTGGACAGACGCGTACCGAGTGCTGACAGCGGGGGGTCCAACATGAGGATCGCGTACGAGGGCCATGAACACATGCCGACACAGAGCCGCTACCGACGCGAGGTATCGGATGCGCTTGTCGCCTGCGGGGCTGTATTCCTCTCCGACACTGGCACGGACTACGATACCGGTCGGCTGGATGACATGCGCCCGGTGATTACCTGCACGCGGGAACATCCGTCATACACGCCTGACGTCGTGGCAGCAGCGGCGGCGCTGTGCCCGAATCGCGAGCTTCGAGTGCTGCCGGTCGTACCTGCAGGCTGGAAGTGCGTGGGCGAGGAGGCGTCGTGAAGATCATCTACGGTAGCTGGCTTGCATCCGCGCTATCGCTTGGCGCACTGGCTGCAGTATCCGCAGGTGCAAGCGGAATCCCGAATGTCGGAATCAGCATCCCATGGTACATCGCCGGCGCTCTGGTCGTCGCGGTGGCGCTCGTTCTGGGTGGGGCCTTCTTCGGCATGTTCATACGGGGCGCCCGGCACCGGAATCCCTTCGATGTCGTTGCCCGCCTGGAGCGCATCGAGCGCACTATCGAGGAGACGCGCAAGGAGGATCGTGAGACGCACCGCGAGCTATTCGGGGTGCTGCGCGAACACGCTGATACGCTCCGTGCCCACGAGGGCGCAATAGGGAAACTCCGTGGGGAGGATAGCTGACTATGATAGTGCACCCCAGCGCGTCACTGTCGCGGTACTTCACCGTGCGGGAACTCTTTCCAGTCCGCCTGATCGAATCGCGTGACAGCGTGCCCGCAGCCGAGCTCTACCTGGCGCGCATGACGTGCCTCTCGGTGCTCGACATGCTGCGGCGGGTGTGGGATCAGCCCTTGATGGTCAACGTCGGAGAGTGGCAGAACCGTGGGTGGCGAGACGCGCAGGGCGTCCAGCAAGCCAAGAGTTTCACGGGCTCCGACCACACGCTCCTCGCGCTCAACCCCTGGGCGCACGGGGCCTGTGATCTGCACGCGCGTAAGGCGGAGGACACGACGGGCCTGTTCATGCTCTTCGCGCAGATGCAGGAGGGCGGCGCGTGGTCCTACCCATGCCGTGAGATCATCTACGAGCGGTACGGCACCGCGCAGTGGATACACGTGTCGTGGCCCGGCGAGTTCAAGGCGGAGCCATTCTTCCGCTCGACCTTCTCGCTGGAGCTTTCCCGCACGCGTTCTCCGAGGTCCGTAGAGGGCGTCGGAGCCTGGCGGTACTACCGGATCATTGATGGAGCACCCCGAGAAGCTGTGACGGCTTCCCTGGACTCTCTGTGATGATCTGACAGTTGCCCGCTTGCTTCCACCGCCGTATACTGCATAGCGTGTGCCTGCACCGAGAGGAGGACGCTATGCGCTGGCGACCTGTCATAATCCCAGTTATCGGTCTGCTCGTTGTCAAGGCCTGCCTCGTTGGGTGCGAGGGGCCAATGGGACCAGCTGGGGCGAAGGGGCCCCCGGGTCAGACTGCGCTGGCCGATTCAATGGTATTCCGCGGTGGCGTGTACGCGACCAGTTTGGTGCAATCTCGATACGGCGCAACCATCGAGGTACCGGATCATGGGTGCAGCCAGATCGTCGCCAGCGATCTATGGTTGATGACGAGCGATAGCCTCTGGGTACCAGCTTGGCAGATAGCCGGCATCGAAATGGGCTGCGAGTCGTTCTCTGCATCCATGGTCGTCTCGTTCGAGTTCCAGCATCCACGTCACGAGTATCGTCGATATCGGCTGACGCTGTTTTTCTGAGAAAATGTAGCAGAAAAACGCAGCGCAAGTCTTGACAATAGACACACAGGCGCGTATACTACGATACACACGGGAGTCAAGGATGCGCAAACGAGTCAGTTGGACGCTCGATGATCAGATTTTGGAGCGTACACGCGATGCAGCACATGGTCTGCCAGGTCGCCCGACGATCTCGGGCCTGGTGGAGCAGGCGCTGCGGGAACTCATAGCCCGCCTGGAGCGGGAACGCGGTGAGCCGTTTGCTCCCCGCCCGGACGGCGCAACGTCCAGTGGCACAGATGGATAGCTGCCGATTAGGTGCCAGCGGGTGCCGATAAGCGTCATTCTGACAGCTTGAACACACTGATAGGAGGTAGAGAGGAGACAGCACAGAAAAAGGCCCGGCAACGCGTCTACAGCCGCCGGGCCCGAACCGCAAACGGAGGACTATCAGACCATCGCTTGCGGGAGTGGTGCTCTGAATATACACTCCCATCCTCAGCCGGGCAAGCGCGATAGTCCTCGTGACAGCAAGGAGGACTATCGTGAGCGATCCACAGGCACCTCGCCCCACCTTCGAGCTCGCCGAGAGCTCTCGCCCCAGCGGCAGTGAGTGCATTGACCGACTGATCGAGGCGCACATCTGCCCGTTGCCCCACGCGTACACTGTTGCAGCCATCGACCAGGACGGTATCCACGTCCGCCGATTCACCACCAAGGGCCACCGATACTGTGCCGCATCAGATGGCATCTGGGCAGTACTATGGCACAAACTGCCTGGAGGTTCTGGATGGGGGTCACTGGATAGCTACGTATGGACGGCCACAAACGAAATCCAATCCGTTCGTCGGCAGGGGATGGAGCGAGCCCGTCAGAGGACCCGTCTCCACGAGGCGGCTCGGACGCTGGCAGAGGGGGCCGACCGATGAACTACTGGGGAGCCCCCGTGCCATCCATCGAGAGGGCACCGCGCCGAGCACGCGAGGGCCAGGCGCCCTACGCCGGTATCTCGCTGCACGATTTGCCCGATTACGAACCGATGAGTGCCCAGCAGCTTGCCCGACTCGACAAGCGGCCCCGCAACGTGCTGGAGACGGTGCGCAGCGACGAGGTAGACGCGTACGTGGAAATCATCGAGCTCGGTCGGGGATTCGCGCTCGTGCTCCGGCAGAAGACGTACAACTACCTGAGCGCGCAACTCGTCACGGGTCCACAGGCGACGCGTGAGTGGCTGCACCGCCACGCGGAGTGCATGATCGCCTGGTACGAGCACGACGTGGACGAGTGGCGCGACGCGGAGCAGGACGAGGCCGCGGAGTGCCTGATGAACGAGCAGATGATCGAGGGCTACCAGCGCATCGCCTGAGAGAGGATACACGCATGGCAACCACTGATTGGGCCGCACTCGCACGCCTGCGAAGCCGGTTCAGCAGCATCACTCGTGCGCTACCGTACGGTCAGCGCGAGACTGTCGCGCGTGGCTACCGGCACGGATGGGAACAGGCGCGCGCGCAGTGGCTCGGCAAGCCGTCGAATGAGGCACCGGCGACGTACGAGCAGTCGCACGCGCAGGCACTCTACAACCTCGGTGCTCGTGTCGGCGAGAGTCACTTCGCCCTCACGATGGTCGTCGCCCCGGATCGCCAGGAGCACGCTGCGGAGGTGCCGTGTCCCATTGACGTGGAGCCGACGGTCGGCCTGTCGAAGGTGGGGAGCGCGCCATGAAACGGCTGAAAAAGGGGCAGCATCGCATCCTGGCCCGTCTGGAGCCGGAGTGCTTCGGTGTCTACTGCTACGCTGAGGACAGCACCTACTTCGGCGGGCGGCTCAAGGCCGACGGGTCGCCGGACCCGGACATGGGCGGGACCTACGGTCTACGTGCAGACGCGAGTCATCGCGCGCTCGACGAGTACGACCGTGCCCGCAAGCGCCGGGCGAACGAGCAGCGAGGAGTGGTGCTATGAGCGAACAGACAGAGCAGATGACGCCGCGGATGCGGGAGATGCACGCAGAGATGTCGCGCCAAACCGAAGTAGAGGCCCGACCAGGGCTGCCGCCGATCAGGGCATACAAGCTGGAGGACTATGCCTGCTGCGGATCCCCAGATGAATCTCGGCGACGAGAATACGAACGTGGTCTTATATCAGACCTTGGGCCGCGACTCATGCTGATCACTGTGTACAGGAACGAACAGCCGCCATACGCTGGTCAGTGGATCGCGATTGTCGGCTCGACTGAGGCGGCGCACGACGAGGCGCGCCGTTACCTGGCGCTAAAGCTCGGGCTCGGAGAGGAGGTCACGGACGATGGCGGAGAATGAGAAGGGGCTGACAGAAGCCCAGTCGCTTGATACGGCGACGCTCGTGAAGCTCGTCGATGGTGATTTGTCCGGCCTTACGGATCGGCAGAAGGTGGAGTACTACGTAGGCACATGCCGGTCGGTTGGGCTGAATCCGCTCACGCATCCGCTCATGTTCCTGAAGCAGCGCGATGGGAAGGTGATCCTGTACGCCAAGCGCGACGCGACGGATCAGCTCCGCAAACTGCATCATGCGAGTACGCAGATCGTTGATCGCCGGCGAGAGGGCAATATCTACATCGTCGTCGCTCGTGTGACCGACCGCCAGGGCCGCAGCGAGGAGAGCATCGGTGCGGTCATGGTTGGAGGTCAGCAAGGAGAAGCCCTGGCGAACGCGATGATGAAGGCCGAGACTAAGGCCAAGCGACGTGCGACTCTATCGCTTGCTGGGCTCGGCATGCTGGACGAAACGGAAACCGAGACCATTCCGGGCGCGCAGATCGAACCCCTGCCGGAGATACCACCGGATAGCGTCAATACACCGGGCGAACTAGAGCCGCCCGAGGAACCAGATCAGACGGAAGAGCTTAACGAGGCCATCCACGCCGCACGCACCGCGCTCGGTTGGGACGATGATGACGTGCGGGACTACGTGGCCGAGATGTACCCGGAGAGCGAGCCGAAGGCGCTAACGACCGAGCAGCTACAGACGATGCTCGACGACCTGAACAGGATGGTCGACATGAAGCAAGCGGACCAGGAGACACAAGAGGAGGTCGCGAAATCATGAAGCAGAACCCAAGGCAGAAAAACGGACATAATGATCCACCGACGACGGCGCGACCATCGGAGTCGCCACCGGCGCAGGGCAAGCCGATAGCACCGCAGTACCTCTATGAGCGGCATCAACGGCGGGAGAGGATCGCTATAGCTATCGCTCAGGGACTGGCATCGGCGGAGCGCAGCAAAGACATGGACGTGCTCGCGTTCGCTGAGGAAGTGGTGGACCGTGCCGATATGGTGCTGATGGAATTGAACCAGTACCACCGCCGCGATCTGAACCGGCACTACGAGGCGGGACCACAGGGGCCGCATAGTGTGGCCACTGCCCCAAAGGAGTCAGCATAGACTCGGGGCGCTGGGGGCCTGATCCTCCTCTCAGGCTGGCGGTCCTCCTTGCGCCTGTACCCAGCGCCCCACATCGCGCGAGGACATGAGTGCGATAGACGAGATCAGAGCCGCCGCGTGGTGGTGTGACACCATAGGCGCAGGATGGATTCGTCGGGCCAACCGTACGTATCGATTGGGAGCGTACGCACCCGGGGCCACCTGCGCTGAGGAAAATTACCAGCGGTATCGCGGGCGCGGAGCAGGCCACTCCGAAGCGTAGCCGGTAGGCTGGCGCTGCACGGGCCAGAATCCGGTCGGCGGCTCTGATCACTGTGACATGGCCTGGAGATATCGCCCGAAGTAACCGAGGGACGAAGGGAGTCTAGTGGGTGCCGGAGGACACTGGAACGGGGGGCTGGTTCCGGCTCAGCAACCGTCTGATCGACGAGGGCCACGCCGCGAGGATGGGGCTCTCCGCATGGGGCGTACTGACGATGATAGCACGACATGCAGACGTTGACGGCGTAGCCGATCCATCTGTGAGAACGCTCATGTATGAGACTGGCACAGCCTCTCAGACAGTGGTCGAGGCGATCCGCGTGCTGGAGGCAGGTGGGTACGTGAAGTGCGACCGGCGAAACCGAGCGCGGACCAGGTACACGATCCCGATCGGGTGGCGCGGGATGCTGCACGAGCAATCTGTCCTACCTACTAGGACAGATGATGGGGAAACTGTCCTAGCCACTAGGACAGATGGGGAAACTGTCCTACCTACTAGGACAGATGGGGAAACTGTCCTAGCCACTAGGACAGACGATGGGGAAACTGTCCTACCTACTAGGACAGATGGGGAATCTGTCCTACCTACTAGGACAGATGATGGGGAAACTGTCCTAGCCACTAGGACAGATGGACATG